AAATCAGGCTTGCGTTTTTTTTTTTTTGTTAAAATGAGAGAAAAAAGGAGGCGTGCATAATGGCATACAGAAAGACCGTAAAACCGAAAACCGACAAGAAAATCTTTACCAACACGGCGAAGAAGACGAAAAAAATCAATATTTCGCCGAAGCCGAGCCGGGGAGGAATCAGGCTGTGAAAGGATACCGAAGAAGCGAAGACCCTAAATCAACGATGAACATCTATGTCGGAGCTGAGACTGCTGCAGAAATCGTCGAATGGGCAAAAGCAGAACGAACGAGCCTGTCAACCACAGGACGCGCAGCAATCAAAGTAGGACTCAGGCACAAAGATGAACTGTATGAACAAATCGAAAAGGAGTGGAACAACGAAAATGATTCTCGAAATTTACAGCATTAAGGACGAACTCGCGGGGACATATGGCAATCTGATGGTGATCAACCCGAAAGTGGCGCAGCGTACTTTCCACTGGCTGACCGAAGAAACCGAAAAGCAGGACTGCGAGGACAAGCGCATTTACAAGCTTGGCGAATACGACACCGAAACCGGCCAGATCATGCCGCAGCAGCCGGAACTGGTCTACAACATCGAGCAGGAAAAGAAAGCCATGACGGAACCGGCAGCAAAACCGGCACGGAGGAAGAAAGCATGAAAATCTTCAAGCCGTATGAAAAGGAGAAGCCAGAAGCAAAGCCGAACTGTGCAGGCAACGTGCTCGAACCAGAGTATAAAGAACGATATGACGAAAAAGGCCATCCGTATCTTGTAAAAGTCGGAGAGGTCAACACCTACGAAAAAATCCAGAGCTACCGCGACGAATGCGACGTAATGGCAATCCTCAGCCGATACGCCGCAGGCGATGAAAGCGCTTTGGCAACTCCGGGATACTACATCGACACAACCAAACTGCCGAAAACGTACACAGAATACCTGAACCTGATGAACGAGCAGCGGGAAAAGTTCGACCAGCTGCCGCTGGAGATCAGGCAGAAGTTCGGCATGAACTTCCAGAACTGGGCAGCAACCGCAGGCGAAGAAGAATGGCTCGAAAAAATGGGCATTTCGACGAAAAACGATCCTGCAGCACAGGCTGATCAGAACAACGGAACCGACAAAATGACGAAAAACGAGGTAAACGCAGATGAACAGAAACAGTGAGCAGCACTTTGCACAGGTGCCGCATGCAGAAATCCGACGCGCAAAATTCGACCGGCCTTTTAACCTGCTGACCACGATGAACGAAGGCGACCTTGTACCGATCTACGTTGACGAGGTACTTCCTGCAGATACTTTCAAGATCAACCTGAACGCGCTGGTGCGCATGGCGACTCCGCTTTATCCTGTCATGGATAACGCAAACATCGACTTTTACTTTTTCTTCGTGCCGGCACGACTGCTGTGGAACCACTTCGAAAACCTGATGGGACAGAACGACTCCACTTTCTGGGCAGAAACAACCGAATACACCACTCCGCAGACAACTGCACCGGAAAACGGCTGGAACGTGGGCACGATCGCGGATTATATGGGCATCCCGACCGGCGTGAAAGGTCTGAGCGTCAACAGTATGCCGTTCAGAGCATATGCAAAAATCTGGAACGAGTGGTTCAGGGACGAAAACCTGCAGCAGCCTGTCACACAGAGCAAAGACGACACGACGACCGCAGGCAGCAACACCGGCACGGCCTTGACCGACGCAGAAGCAGGCGGTTTGCCTTTGAAGGTCTGTAAGTACAAAGACTACTTCACCAGCTGCCTGCCATCTCCGCAGAAAGCAAGCGAACCGGTAACCATTCCGATGCTTGGCAATGCACCTATCTTTATGGGCTTCGCCGATGGAAAAGAATACCCAACAACGCAATACATCTATCTCAACTCAACAGCAGCAAATGCACAAGGAAGCATGCACAACATGAGCTTCACGACACCAGGCTACCCGAAACTAGCCACACAAGTAATCGGCGCTCGAACATCAGCAGGCACACAAGGTGACGGCGGATACTTATGGGCAGACCTGAGCAACGTAGCAGGCGCAACCATCAACGAACTGCGGCAAGCCATCGCAGTGCAGCACATCTTTGAACGAGATGCAAGAACCGGCACGCGGTACAAAGAAATCCTGAAAGGCGCATGGGGAGTAACCAGCCCAGACGCACGACTTGACCGGAGCGAATATATCGGCGGATATCGACTGCCGATCAATATCAATCAGGTGATTCAGACATCCAGCACCGACAGCACGTCTCCGCAGGGCAACACTGCAGCATACTCCATGACGACCATGAGCCGGAACATGTGCACCTACAGCGCAACAGAGCATGGCTATGTGCTGGGACTGGCAGCAATCCGAGTAGATCACAGCTATCAGCAGGGACTGCCGCGCATGTGGACGAGAACCACACGATTTAGCTACTATGATCCGATGCTTGCAAACCTCGGGGAACAGGCCGTACTTAACCGCGAAATCTATGCACAGGGGACCGAAAAGGATGAAGAAGTATTCGGTTATCAGGAGGCCTGGGCGGACTACCGCTACAGGACGAACATGGTAACCAGCGAAATGCGCAGCACCTACGCTCAGACTCTGGACGCATGGCACTACGCAGACAAGTACGACACACTTCCGACGCTCTCCAGCAGCTGGATCAAAGAAGGAACGGAAAACATCGACAGAACACTTGCAGTACAGTCAAGCAACAGTCACCAGTTTATCTGCAACTTTTTCTTCGACCAGAGCTGGACACGACCGATGCCGGTATACAGTGTGCCGGGCCTTGACACAATCTAAGGGGGTGCAACATGGATCCAATCCTAGGAGCACTTATACAATACGGCTTACCGGCAATGATCAACGTGGGCGGCAGTCTGCTGCAGAGCGGGTTAAAAAACATCAGTTCGAGCAGCGGACAGCAGAGCATGAACAGCACAGCCGACACAAGCAGCAACATGAGCAGCACGACCGCAGGCAGCAGCAGCGAAAGCGGTGCAAGCGTAAAAACCGGCAGTGTATCAGGCATCGTAGACGCGCTGAAAACAGCAATGGGAACGCCGACAGGAAACAACGCAGGAGCAGCCGGAGCATTCAACGCAGGACAGGCACAGACAGCAAACAACCTGCAAAGCGGAATGTGGAGCATGGCAAACACCATGAACATGTTCTCGAACATGTTCGCCAACGGCCTGAACTTAGCAAGCCAGACAAGCGCACAGCGCTACAACTCAAACGAAGCTGCAACACAACGCGCATGGCAAGAACGCATGAGCAACACCAGTTACCAGCGCGGCGTTACCGACATGAAAGCAGCAGGGCTTAACCCTGTACTTGCAGCATACAACGGATTCGGCGCAGGTCAGGCACCGAGCGGCGGAACAGCAAGCAGTGGCATCCAAAGCTTTAGCCACACGCAGAGCGCAGCCATACCGACAGCGCACACCGCAAACATGCAAGCAATGTACGATTACGGTAACAACACAGCGCAGTTCCTCCAAAACGCAATGCAAGTGATCAACACCGCAAAAGAAACAAACCAATATGGAATTGCATCCAACATGCAGCAGATGGCAAACCAAGTAGGGAGCACATCCGCAAAAAATATGCAAAATATCACAAGCAGCAACCGAAACGAAAACGAAAGCAACAAAAAACTTGCAGGTCTGGCACCGAACCAGAGATACGGAAACAAAAACGGAAACAAAAACGAAAGCGAAATGACCGGAATGGACCACTACGACAACATAACAGACTTCGCTAGAAAAACAGACCCGAGAAACCGTAAATAATTGACAAACAAAGAAAAGGGGTGTATATTATGGGTGTACTAATCACACGCCTCACCTAGAAAGGGGTAAAATAATGAAAAACGTAACAAAAAGAATCAACATCAATCTCACAGACAGAGAAATCACAGCACTAGAAGCCATCAAAGATGAAATGATACTCAGAGGATGGAGCGGGAACACAAGCGACATTATCAGAGACGCAATAGCAGCATATTGCACACAGGTAACAGGCTACACATTCGCAAATGAATGGAACATCAAAACAACAAAAGTCCATGAGTAAATCAGGCTTGACAAAAAAAATTGTGTCAGTGGGCCCCAATAACATCAAGAGCGGTTATTGGGGCCCACTGAGGCGAACGGGGTGAAACATCCATATGGGGTGCACGAGACCACTGATCAGGTTCGCAGACGGCGAAATAACGACCCTGAAAAAATACCTGCTGGCAGGCAAGAGACACAACAACCAGCAAAATTTTGAAGGACCATTCTGGGAAGAAAGCCTAGAAAAAAAGCTGCTGCGTAAGCTGAAAGACGAAAACGCGCAAATTCTACCATGCGGACACTGTGCAGGCTGTAAAATGCAAAATGCAAGCAGCTGGGCAAACAGGATGGAAATGGAGCTGCCATACCATGAAAACGCATGGTTTTTAACACTTACATACGACAATGAACATGTACCATGGTCTTATAATCAGGGTTTAGGCATTAACAAAAAAACAGGCGAAATCATCATAGAAAACTTAACACTCAACTATGAGGACATGCAAAAATTTTGGAAACGCCTAAGACGCTGGTTAGAATACCATGAAAGAAACACCGGAAAACTGATGTACTATCAGGCAGGCGAATACGGAAGCCAGACACACAGACCGCATTATCATGCAATCGTATATGACCTACCAATAAAACAAGACGAACTCAAAGTTTACAAACAAAAAAATGGATTCAGATACTACAATGTAGACTGGATAACAAAAATCTGGGGTATGGGTCATGTGGTCATAGCACCAGCAGAATGGAAAAACATGGCATACACAGCCAGATACACCACAAAAAAAATATACGGCAAAGACTCAGCAAAATACTACGAAGAACTCGGAGTGCTGCCAGAACGATGCATGATGAGCAAAGCACCGGCAATCGGAATGCAATACTATGAGGAGCACAAAGAAGAAATCTATAAAAAAGATGAAATCCAGCTGAAAAACGGAAAACGATGCAAACCACCAAGATACTTTGATAAACTCTTTGATCTGGAACATTCGAATGCTGCACCACTATCCGAAGCAGAAAGCGAGGGAATTGAAGACACAATAGTAAAAGCCGAATCAGAAGAGCTGAAAGCCATCAAACGCGAACGGCGAAGAATCGCGAACGATGCACTCTTTGCCCAGCTCAAACAGACCGGCTTGACCATGCAAGAATATTATGACGCAAAAGACCGAAAGAATCAAGATAAATTTACAAAGCTGATAAGAGAAGAAATATAAATGCAAATAAAGCAGGCGGGGCAGCTGACACAAAGTCTGACGGCTTGCCGCAAATAGCTTAACAGCGGAGCCGCTGCGGCGGGGAGTCTGATGGGCAAGCCTACCAACCGAAAAGTAGTTGACAAGTGTATGCAAAAGGTGTATAATAAAGGTGTAAGAAAGACACACACCGAAAGGAGAAAAACCATGAAATACGTCATCGACCAGAACGGAAACAACATCGACTACGAAGCAGCAGTAAACCTGATGGACAACGAAATCAGAGAAGAACTGCACAGGGAAATGGCACCATGCACAGAACAAGAATTTTATGACGCCTACTGCAAACGGCACGAAGAAACCTACCACGAAGAATTCGTAGTAATGTAAAAACCGCAAAAAAACGTGAGTCTGACGAAAATCAGGCTTGCGTTTTTTTTTTTTTTTTAAAATGAGAGAAAA